CATCGAACAACTGCACAAAAGCGTTGGAAATGCCTACTGCCATTTTCCTAGTTCCTTTGTAAAAGTTAAAACACGATTTGACGCCTAGCAGGTATCCTTGCGGGCTGCGGCTTGGGCATATGCGCTACGCCCCCAAGCGTTTTGCAACAGGTCGAAAACGATTGTCTGTCAATAGGGATTATAGGCAAAAAAAGAGCAACTGTAAACAGTTGCCCTTTACTATTAGATCGCTGAGTATTCGTCAGTGCCGAATGCCTGCTCAAACAGCTTCTCGACTTTTATTCGATAAGCTGGATTGCTTTGATATTCTGGGCTGCCAACCATAGCCATCAATTCTTCTTTTGAAGGCGCACCGGCTGCGGGGCCAACGTCAATTGGAATTGTCTTGTCGCCATAGTAATTGCGAACCTTCTGCAAAGCCCTGATGCCTTGTGCAGTACCGCCCATAATCTTGAACTCTTCAAAATCATCGGCTGACCAAATGCCCTTTCGGACTAGGCTAGACGCCCAATCAGTCATTGACTTAATCACAACGTCAGCGTTTTTGCCAAGTTTCTCGTATTCCTCTTTGAACGATACCTCACCGGCCTCGGCCTCGTCACCAGCCATACTGATAAACTTTGACGCAAGTTCATCAAATGCAGCTTGGCTCACGCCGTTTGCTTTAGCCCAATCCTTGTAAGTGCTGTAAAGTTCATCGTCTTCTGGGATGCCAGCGTCTTTAAAGACGGTTTCATCGTAAGCCTCTGGCACCTTGTGCTTGCCTTGGCTGAATTTCTTTTGCAATTCACTGTAGGCGTTTGCCAAGTCTTCTGGTGAATTGAACTTTTCCGGCAACCACTCTGGCCGGGTGCTTTCCTCTTCTGCTTCAGACGCAACCGCGTCACTTGCGATTGTCTCAGTGTCCGGCTTGACGTGAGATATTGTTTCTTCTGCTTGCTGCTGGTTATCGTCACCCTCAACTTGGGCTTCGGCCAACAGACCATCAGTGTCATTCATAGTGATCTCGCTTTTTTCATTCGCCTCTCAATTTCACGAACCAGACTATTCTGGCCTTCTCTAGCATAACCGTGGCTGGCATCCTCGCCGGGATACCAAGTCGGCTGCTCAATCGTCAGCGACCTTAAATGGGTGAGAAGCTTTGCCCCATCGTCACTGGCGAATACGCGCAAATAAAGACGATCAATGTCATCTTTATCAACCTGTTGTTTTTCTGCAATTGTATGGTCTACGGTTTGTAGACCCTCCCATCCATTTGCCATTTACATCCCCTCTGGCGGCATTGCCCCCTGCTGTTCCATTTCAGCCTGTGCGGCCATCTGGGCAGCCTCGGCCGCCTGCTGCATCATTGCCTCGCGCTCTTCTGGCGTTGTCCGAAGATTAGCCGGAATGCCAAGCTTGTCGGCCACATAATCTGCAATGTTGCCAGTCTTGACTGCCATCTGACCCTCTGGGCCAAGGGCAGACGACATCTGCACCCACTGCATAATCTTCTCAATGTCGCCCATATTCTGAGCCTGCGCAATCGGGCTGACTGGCGTTACCTTCACTTCAAGGCCGTTGACGCGCAGTGGCATTTCAATCATGCCGCGCTCATCCATCACATAAAGGATACGCGCAATCAGCGGCACCATAGTTTCTGTGATTAACCTACCAAACGCTGAACCAAGGTTTTGCGCCAACTCTTTCATGCGCTCGGCAATTTCAGTGGCAGACCGTGCCGACATATTGTCCGGCGGCAGTGTGTCATCGAGCAAAATCTTTTTGACGTTCATGCGCAAGTCATTGATGATGATCTGCGACACGTTAAAGTCACCAGAACGCGGCAACATACGCAGGCTCTCGCCTGATGGCCCGCCGTTACGCGCAACAGGAATGATGGCACCCGGCGCAATTCTGATTGACTGCGGGTTCAAAACGCCATCGTCTGCCGCCGTGTAAACACCGGCAATCGACAAACTGGCATTTTTCAACAGCAACTCTAGCGTCTTGTTTAGCGTCTTAATGTCTGGGATGGCAGTGACCAAAGGCCCGCGACCGTAAACCTCACCAGCGACCTTCATATAACGCGCAACAATCCAAGGCGATGAGTTCATGCGGCGCATAAGCAGGCCGGTCTTACCCTCTGCCCAGATGACGTGATAACAATAATCACCCTCTGTCGGGTCATACAAGGTGGCCTCAACAAGTTCAATTTCCTGTGTTGGCTTGTCTTCAATCAGTTTTTGTAAACGGTCTGGGATTTCCGCGTCTGTCCAATGCTGGGTGATTGCCTCGCCCTTCATCCGCATACGCCGGTAAACATTATCGACCTTACCGTGTGCGCCCTCCTCGATAGCCACAAGATACTGCGGCACGGCAGTGAAGCGAATTGGCGTCATGTCATCGCCCGGCTGAACCAACATACAAGCGGTTCCAACGGCCAAATCAAGCAAGAACTCGCCCATAGCCAAGTCAAAGTTTGACTGGCGCAACACGCTGAACATTGTGTCGCCATACATATCCAAGGCAAGCTGTGCCTCGATGCGGCGATCCTCTGGGATTTCTGGCCCCGGCTCTAACCGGCACCAAGGCGCGTATGGCGGAAACAGGCCAGACTGAATGCGATTGGCAAACCGTTGTGTCGCATTTATGGCGGTGCTGTCAAACACGCGAGCCATTTTGTTTTGGCCGGGTGCGCCGCCGCCCTCGTAATAGCCGTCATAAAGATTGCGCTGAGGCAAGCCGAACTCATAACAATCTTCGTAAATCTGACGCCAGTTGTCTTTGCGGCGTTGGGCTATGTCGTGGCGCTTTAGGATATCTTCAACACTATGCACTGGCTTTATTCCTTTTGCTAATAGCCGCCGCCTTCTTTTTCGCGTCTGCCTTGGAACTCGCGCCCCAAGCGCGTAGTGACAAGAGCAGGCGCGTTGGCTCGCCGTTCTTAAATTCTGGCCCCGGCATACCGCCCATCCTCGCCAAGAATGATGCGCGGCGCGGATTATCGCCGGACTTTACTGGTGCCTTTAGGTTCATGCCCTCGGCTTTTGCTGACGCGCGGCCCTTGGCATTTAACCCGCCTTTAGGGTTTTTACCCTCAGACCTTTGCCAAGCTGGACTAGCCACGCGCCGCCCTCATATTATCAATCAAATTAGGGTATGGACGGCCAGCCTTTTTAGCCGCCCGCATTGCTGTTCGCTTCTTGGCAGACGATAATGGCTTTGGCTCGCCAAGGTTTCTCGGCCGCTTCTTATCCCAAACTTGCTTTGGCATTACTTACCGTAACCCTTTCCTTTTTTCTTTGGCATTACGCTGACCCCAATGTGTTCTTTTCTTCGCCAGCTTGACCACCACCGCCACCACCAAGGCGGCCAGCCGTCATCAAGCCACGGCGGCCAGAACGGCGGGCGCGTCTGCGGGCAGCATCGGCGCGTTGCTCTGGCGTTCCCACCATAGCGGCTTTATCTGTTGGATCACGGCCTGCCTCTAGCTCGGCACCAGCTTTGGCCAGTGGTTGCAACACTTTAGGAACTTTTTTTATAATCCCTGATTCTGTGGCAACCTTCATCATAATTTTTTTTGCTGAACCCATAATTATGTTCCTAACGTTGATTGATCTTCGGCTGTACCGCCGCGAATTGTTGACAATAATGCGCGGCTGCCGCCCCTGCGCCGTGCGCGGGCGCGGGCTGCAAGTTGCCGCGCTTGCGATTCCTCTTCAGCCTTCAGCCGTTCTTCTTGACGTTTCTGTGCCGCAGTCACCTCTGGCGCGACTTGCTCCGGCGTTGGCATTGCGGGCATTTTCGGTTTGAAAAGATTGGTCATTCATAAATCCTTGCGAACATCATGTGGTCAGCGCCATCAGAACCATAATGCTTCATAACGCCCTCTGGCGTGAATTTTAACACCTTTGCCCACCTCATCGCAAGGTCATTTTCCATATTCACGGTGATCTGCAATCGTTTCAATTTATTTTCTATAGCAATATTATTGAAGTATCTAATAGCCGCCCTAGTCACTGTCACAGAAATATCAGCAAATTCTACAGATGTTATAAGCCAAGCCTCCGCAACGCCCGGCCACATATTGTTGCACCCCAAGCAGGCGACAATCTTGCCGCGCCACAACGCCGTAATAGCGCCGCCCTCGGCTTGGAACGCCCGCAACATATCCTGATAATTAGGTATTGTCTCAAAAGACACCTTGTCAAACTCGCGCAACTCCATTGCGTAGGGGTGCGCCCAGTGAAACGGCACAATCTGGATTTGCCTATTTGTCGTGATGTCGCGCTGCCACATCAGAATATATCAAAATCCATCTTGGCCGTGGCCTGTTGGAACTGCTTGCTGAACTGGCTGTTCCGCGTCAATGACCTAACCTCGCCAGCACCAAGCATCAAATAGCCAAACGCATCGCCAACGTGCGAGTGCTGGTTCTTATTCGGCATATCCTTGAACCGTTCCTGACCGGCACCAACGGCGACCCGCTTAAAGTGATACCCGCCAGCCAGAGCCTTGCGAACCTTGGCGCAAGAGCGATTAACCAGCAGGCCGGGCTTGCCGTCAATCAACCTATTCATCGGCATAGCACCAGCTTCACGCCGAACCATAAAATCGTTGGTGCTGGTCGGCCTAGCGTGTAGCCCCATCGTGCGCAAATGCTCAAACGCCGTTACCTCAAATATCTCGTCACGCTTGACACCAGCCGGATCACCCCAAATCAACACGTCAGACTTTGGAAAGTGCTGCTGTATGTCAGCCAGCAAGTGATGGCAAAACCGCTCAAGCCCCATATCAAACGCAACAAGCTCATGCACAACGTGCCACCGGCCATTCTGCATCTTCTGCCCAAACACAGCCGCTGGCGTCAAACCAAAGTCAAGCCCGATGTGAACCGGCCAACCCGGCTCAATGGCAACGTCAGCCGACATTAAACTGTCAGTAAACTCATGCCACACTGCCTTGCCGTCTTGAACGTAAACATATTGCGCCCCAGCGTAGCACTGAATCCAATCCAGCGTCTTGCCCGCCAACTGCTGCTCGTAATAGCCGGGCGGCAAATTATTTACGTTCTCGGCCTTCGGGTTGTTGATCCAATATTTATCAGCCGCATAAATAGCATTCTCATGTTCCTTGGTTCCCTCGACCACGCCACCCGGCTGCTTGTAAAATTTCCAAGGATACCTTCCCCTAATAGGATTTTTCTCAGCCAGCGCGTGCCACCAGTGGTCACTATCCATCGGGTTGGTACTCATCCACACGCCGCGCCAAGTGCAACCGCCATTAGATTTAGTCGGGAAACGACCGACACGCGATGTTAATCCATCAACCACCGCTTTCGGAAGCTCTCTAGCCTCGTCTATGAAACCCCCTGTCAGCTCAAGACTAAGCAACTTCCGCACGTCACGCGGCTGATCCAACGCCAAGAAGATCACCTCACAGTCAAGCCCAGCTATCCCATCGCGTGGCGGCAACTTGATGTGATGGGTGATCGGCGGAGACCAACGCATTGGCCCCCAAACATTCTCAGGGAATAACTCTTGCCACGTCTTAATCGTTGTCGTGCGCAGTTCCGGGTAGCTGTTTCTGATAACTGCAAATCGAGTATATCTGATCCCATCTATCGGCGATGGCTCCTGCTTCACAGCCCGCAACATCACTTCCGCTAACGAACCGAATGTCTTGCCAGAACCTACCGGCCCCATCAATCCACGCACAAAGGAATCGTCGTTTAAAAAATCCCATACGGTCGGACTTTCCGAAAAATCTAAATTCAACCCCGCCAAAGCCTCAGTGGTTGGCTGCTTGCGACGCCGGGGTGATCTGTCTGTTGCTGCTCTAGCTCGCGCCATCATAATCCTCTGGGTCAAAAATAATAGTAGTTTCTCCGCAATACTCATCGCTAGTTAACTCAAGCATAGGCCCGCTGCACACCGTGCAAACAATAGCCTCACCGCCATCATACACCCGACCCCTAGTGCGCTGATTACAATAACCACACAGAATATCGTGCTTAAAAAATCTAACGCTGATGTAATCCTTCATGTCGATGACCTTACCCATCGTCACCCTCAATCTCGACAATCTTCGCCGTTGGCCCAGTAATGTTAATGCCAATCATACTCGGCTTGTCGCCGTCACTGTTAGGCTCCAATAACCCGCGATGCTTCGCCAATAGCCTCAAGGCAGACAACTTGTCATGCATCTCAACCTCAATCGTATTGCCAAACTGATTGGGCGTGACCTTGACCTTCTTGACCGCCCGCCGGGCGCGATCCGACAATTGATCGCTGGGCGTCAGCGTGACCCTTCCCATATCATCCCACTGGATAACGTCAGTCGCCTCACCGGCACCAATCGCCTCTAACTCTTGAACCACGGCCTCGCGCCGGTCAGCGTCTGACGCTGCCAGCGCTGCCCGCTGCTGCCTAATCGTTGGCGTTTTGTTTTCTGACATACAAACACTCCGACCCTGTTGCGGCATAGCCAGCCAGATCCACCCAGCTATCCTGATGATCCGGCGTGGCAGACAACCTAGCCAGCTTCACGCCAGCCATCATCATAGCAACGTGTTCTGGATGGAACTCAATGCCAACCAACGCCGTCCAAATAATAGCAATGCGCTCGTGATTATCCCAAATGCTGCCATATTCCTCGCCACGATCAGCGACAGTTTCCTTGGCGGCGTCCAGTAATTCAAAACGGTTCATTGGTGGCAGTTCTTTTTTAGTCATTCGCTTTCTCCCTTAACGTCAATAATTTTTAAATTACATACAGTGCAATCGAACTCACGTTTATGCACGTCATCGCGGCGCAACACAATCGCGCTGCGACAGCGCGGGCATTGCCGGTTGGTTAGCTTACGTTCAAACGATCCATCGCCCTCATCAATCATTAGCCTCTCCTGTTCCCCCACAAGAATAGCACGATGTCCACTGGACGCAACCATAGCCATCCGGCTCGCGGATGAAGCCGTTGTCGCAGTCCGGGCAAACGGTGCGAAAATTTTGTGTGACACCCCCATACGGTACAGGCGCGGGTGGGGGGGCAAGGGGTCGATTTGGCTGTGGGCTTGGATTTGCGGCGGTTTTGTACACCGACAAACCAACGTCTAGTTGCTTGTACGTCATGCCATCACCTGTGCCACGTCATAGAGCGATGGCACCCCAGCCCTGCGCTCAAGCGCAGCGTCACACACGTTTAAGGTCGCCGCCCTCACGTCAGCCGCAGTAAAGCCGGCAGTCACCAGCTTGCGGGCGTGGGCTATCTCGTTGTCATACATCCGCACTTGCCCGGTCGCCTGCTGCACTGCCTTGAGATATGCGTGGGTGATGGCCTCGGCTTCTGGCTCGGCCGGTGTGTGAGAGTGTGATTGTAAATCCCCCAGACCCCCTATTTCCTTTACGTCTTCGTCACCTTGGTCGCTGCGTAGCTGCAATGGTTTTGCATTGTCTACCTCTTCATAGGTCGGCAACGGCTCGTCACCATCCCACAACACCTGATACCTGTTGCTCTTCCAGCCGGTCGCAGTCTCTTGATAGTCTTTCGGCTGCAACTGCCTGACGTACCGCTTGCGCTTCAACACCTTCATCGCATTGTGTATGCTCTGGCGCGATGCAAGCCCAGTAACGGCGCACAACGTCTCCATACTAGGCCAACACACACCGGCAGCGTTAGTGTGGACGCACAAAGCTCCCAGCACTCGCAATTCGCGTTCCTTCAACTCACGGTCATTGATGGCGCGTGACGGCATCACTGACCACTTCCTAGAAAGGGATTTCATCATTCAATTCCTTTTCAAGTTTCGTTTTCACCTTCTCAACACTAGCACCGGGGAACACAGCCTTGACAGCATCAACTGCCTTGCTCTCATCCCACGCTGCCAGCAGCCTGCCGATCTCGTCAACGCTGTAAACCACCATCTCGCGGTTGTCGCGCTTGACACGGCTCACCTCGTAATCATTCGGCACGATAGCCAACACACGGCCATCAGGCATCTTGCCCTCGATCCACTCGCCACCCAGCGGCTGCACACCAGCAGCGATTGCCGCCTGCTCAAGCGCTGCCACCCCGCGCAATGTCACGTCAACCTGATGCTCGACGTCATCCATCTTATCGATAGCCGCATTGAGCTTATCCATCTGAGCCTCGAAGCGATCTCTTAGATCACCACCGACCACCCAGATTAAACGATCCACTCCCCACTTGCGCTCTACCTCACTGACTCGATCATCGTAGCGATGCAGCGCATCCTGTTGTCGCCTCATTGCACCCTGACTAGGCGCATAGTGTTGCTTGCTTGGTTTCCTCATTTTTCCCTTCAATTTACCCTCCTCTGGGTGGGGTGCGATGGTAGGGTGCGATCCCTAGGGATCATCGCACCCGCCCCACCCTGCGATGAACGTGCGATAGGTGTGGGATGGTCACCCCACATTTCCCGCTAACTCCTTGTTTATCCACACTTTGCCCTCATGCACTGTCACCACACCCTTATCTTGCAGTCCTTGACGTGCATCTTTGCGTTGTGCGCTCGTTAAATCGGGTGATTTCGACCTATGAGCGTCATGCCAAACGTCCACTGACACCGCATCAACGACCAACTTTATTAACGTATTTTGCAGCGATTGGAACGCATGATATTGCCGCGCTGATAGCTCTGGACGCTTGGTCGCACCCTGCGCCTCTATCTGTTTCATCACGATACTGGTGTCATCCATCAGGGCAATGCTGACCATCTCAAAGGTCATCTTGTCCATTGGCTCTGCATCTTTTTGCTTATCCATTGACAGCGCCACGATGTTTTCAGACTTGCCAACGGCCAACACTGTGTCGGCAGCGCCAGCTAGTGCCGAGCTACCGCGCATTGAGTTCATGCCCCTGCTTGCATCCTTGCCCGCGTGGTGTATTGCCAGTAAGCCGCAGCCTGTGTGGTGCTTAACTGCGTCACAACCTCTGATGAACGCGCTCATGTCTGTTGCGCTGTTTTCCTCGCCGGTCATTGACCGAGCCACAGTATCAATCACTAGGCAGCTAAACTCTGTGTTGAGGCTGTCAATAGTGCGCAGCAGCTTCTCGATGCTTTCCTCATCCATCATATCAACGGCCATAGGCAGCACCTTCAGCGAGCCATTGCCCTCAATGCCGTTGTGCAGCTTCCACGCCTTGACGCGCTTGCCTAGGCCGCCAACGCCCTCACCGGCTATGTACAGCACGACACCGCGCCGTGTAGCCCGACCGTGCCACGCCAAGCCGTGCGCCATACACAATGCCATATCAATAGCTATGAAGCTCTTGCCGGTGCCGGGTGCGCCATACATCACACTGAAGCCGTGTTTTGTCAGTACGCCGTCAATCATCCACTCGACCGGCGGCATAGACATCAGGTAATGCTCGTCATACAGCGGATATATGTCAGGCTTCGGCTCTGGCGCTGCCTCGACCACTGGCGCTTGCTTCGCCAGTTCCAGCAACACCTTCTTGCCATTGCCAGCTTGTAGCCAGTCGGCCACGTCACCCTTTGGCGGCAGGTTTGGCAGGTCTAATCGCTTGATCTTGCCGACCGTGCCGTGCAGCGCAGCTATCACTGTGTCTGCGTGTGCCTGACCAGCCTCATCGTTATCGGGAAGCACTACGACATTGCGATCAGCGAAATGCTGGGCTAGTTCTGGCTTCCAATTCTTTGAGCCGCCGCTGTTTGTCGTTGCGATCAGGCCAAGCTCGATCAGTGCATCGGCGCATTTCTCGCCCTCAACTATAAACACCGGCGCTGTCGGGTTAGTGATGATGGCGGGTAGATTATATGGCAGCGGGTCAATGTCTTTGATGCTGTTGATCCAGCCACCTTTGTCATCCGGGCGTCTCTGTCTGAATGTCTTGGGATTGTCAAAGCGCAGAACTTGATAGGCCAGAACGCCATCGCTGTCATAATAATCATAAGAACGTGCGAGTGACGGCACGGCTGGCAGGCTCTTTTGCTGCTGCCTGCTGATGCCGAATTTGCGCTCAAGCACGTCAGGTATGTTGCCGTTGATACTCGCTGGCTCGTTTGCCTTTACCAATGCCACCACGCCACCGCTTTCGCCACTTTCAAAATCTGTCCAAACTCCCTTGCGCACGTCAATGCTCTTACTGCCGTGTGTACCCCAGCGCAATTCTGTGCCTTTCGACAGGCGCGGGTTAGGCTCACCCCAGTAATGCCTCGCTACCTGTTCTATGTATGCTGCTATATTTGTCATCTCGTTATCCCTTTCCCCTTTTGCCCCTTAGACATGACCGGCGGCAGGGGGGAGAAAAAACCCTGCCGCCGGTCACTACCACCGCTAGAACAAGTCAGCGCCTTCGACTACCGAAGGGACGACAGCAGCCGGGGCGACTGTTGCGGCGGGTTCTGGTGCAGCTTGTGCATCCATTCCTGCTGGGCGGTCAACCCAGCCAGCTATTGACCACTTTGGCGAGCGGAACGTCTGCGTTCCCTGCGCCTTGGTTTCGATCTGGATGCGATCAGAGCCGGTGATTTCAATCACTGGCACCTTACCGGGATTGTCAGCCTTGCCAGCCAAATACGCATCGTGCAAATCGTTCATCTGATTGCGCACGATCTTGCTGCTGCTGCTCATCTCGCGCAGGCCGATCTCTTTGTTGTACATCCTGATGCGAAAACCTTCTTTATGCTCATCAGATGGCTTGACCGGCATTGGCTCACCCACTTGGACAAAGCGAAAGTCTGGGCCAGTCGTGGTAAAGGCGATAAAGCCAACCTCGATTGCGTCCATATCCATCACCACCTTGAAGGGCAATTCCATTTCGGTTTCGCTCTTTTCCCAAGTTCCCTCGGATGTCTGATGCCGGTCTTGGCGCACAAACGAGCCATCCTTTGCACTAAATTTCATGATTGGCAAGAAATCCCCGCCCCCGGAACTGCTAGTCTCTGTAAAACCTAAAGCCATTTTTAACTCCTAAACTTTAGAACTACCGCACGACCGTTGCGGCTCGGATTGGGAAGTAGGCGCAAATGTCCGCGTCTTGGCTGTCGCCACGATCAAACCTTCCGCCCTTCCCCAATGTGAAATCGCCAGCGAAATCAAATCGGGCGATACAATCTTGATACACGTTCAATAAATAACTTGGCAAGCCGGTATGTTGCGTCAGCGTCCTCGCTTGTATTACTTTTGACAGGCTAATCATCGCCGTGTCGTACTGCAACAGCCGCACATTGCGGTGCTTCACCTCAATGAATGCCTTTGCCTTGTTGTCTTTGAACACTACAAAGTCGAGGCGATACTGTATCGGCAGCTTGTAGAAATCATAACCGTGCGCAGCAAAGGCGTCAGCCAGAGCCTGCTCTTTGCGCCTGTCGGCCTCGGTTTCATACATTAGCCTAGCCATTGTGCGCCTCCTTGATAGCCCACAATATCCGCGCCGCCACCGGCGGCACGATGCTATTGCCTAACTGTCTAAGTCTGTGTACCCGACCGGGTACCCCATTAGCCACTCGACCCACTGCGGGTTCAGGCTGCCAGAGCTGTGGGGCTTGCCATCTGCTTTTGTCGCCTCCACCGCTAGGGTCAGCGTATTGCGATTGTATTCCGATGGAAATGCGCCCTGCTTGTGTATGTTCGCTGTCGGTGTTGGGTACAGTTTCGGCTCTCCCGATAACCCAGCATCTGTCGCGTCTGTGTCTGGCGTCTGCGGCGACAGCCGGAATAACAAAGCACCTTGCTTGGTATCCTTCGGCTTCCAAGTCAGATAACACCTCGTCGAGGCCCATAGAGATGTGTCCAGCAACATTTTCTCCAATAACCCAAGTCGGCCTGACAGCTTGGATAATTCTAAGCATTTCCGGCCAGAGGTGTCGGTCATCTTTATCGCCTCGTCTGACCCCGGCAAGCGAGAAGGGCTGGCAGGGGTATCCCCCGACAACGATGTCAACCAATCCTCTAAATCTATCTGCGTCATTTGCTAACTCCCTCACGTCATCAATTATCTCTGTGTCAGGCCAGTGCTTACGCAATACCTTCTGCGCGTGTTTATCGTACTCGCAAAACGCGACTGTCTCATAGCCACCCACCAGCTTTTCGCCGGCGTAGCTAAAGCCGCCAATGCCACTAAATAGGTCAAGCATCCTAAGCATCAGCAAGGTGTTCCCTGATGATCATCATCGCCGTCATTTGGTCACACTCGACCGCGTACCGCCAATCGTATTGCTCGGCTATGTCGCCTGTCGGCTCAAAGCCATTCATTCCGACGATGGCTGCGACCGGGAAACGCCAGCGAATAGGCAAACGGTCGTATTTAAAAACCAACAGCGGCAGCTTGTGTGTCGCCAATGCACTAGCGCAGCACTGATCCCACCAAGCGGGCTGGATGCCGTACCCGGCGCGGTAACGCTTTGCCTCAATGCTAAAGGGAAAGTCAGGCATCTCAACGCAGATTAAATCGCCGTGATCAGCAGCGCGATACTGCTCTATGTCGCGCTTGAACGTCAGTCCAAGCTCTTCAAACAACAACTTGGCAAGCTCGCGCTCAAAGCTGGCACCCTTGTTGCGGCTGTTAACCATTGCGGTTTGCCAGCGAGCGCATTGTCTCAGCCGCCTTGCCGCTGTCTTGGTCGCGGATCATCTTGGTCAACCCGGCATCGAGTATTTCATCGGCCAGCGTTGACATAGAACGATGCGGCGACACGTCCAACATAGCCCGCAACTTGTCAACTGTGTCACTGCGCAGCCTTAACATTTGGTTTTTAATCCCGGCCATCTGTTTGATTTCCTTACATTTGTAAAATAATTTGCCTATACCCCTTGTAACACATTGTGATATAGAATATATAATCATTATTGGCTACTAACCAAAAGGGAGACAGAGATGACTAAAATTGATTGGGATCGCACAAAGAAATACACAGCCGCAGAGTTTAAGGCTATCGAACGTAATGCTGACGGCGACATTTGCCACGATCTTGATGTTCATCTTTTATGGATGACTGAAGCCCAGCGCAACCAGCTTACTGGTGATGACCAGTATCGCGCTGATTTAGCTGATGAAGAAATGCGCTGCTTACATGCAGATGCGGCAATTGAATTTGGAGTAGCATAATGACCACATACATCGCTTATTATCGTGTATCAACTCAGCGCCAAGGCC